CTAAAGAAGTACAATTTAGTCCTAATAGTTATCCAAGTACAAACGTATTTAATGCTTATCATAGTCCATATATAGCTGAAATAACAAGCAAGGATAGTAAGCTATTAACTTGCTTTGGTTTATTGGATATTATAGACATTTTTAACTTAGATTTTAGTAAGTATGTATTTATTGACGGGGTATTATTTAGGCTTAATAAAATCGAAAATTTTAACCCAATGGAATACAACACTACTAAATTATCATTCCTTAAAGTAATAGAAACACAATACTAATGGCACAAGAGAACGTAGGTATAAATATAACAGTACAAGGCAACGCAGTTGAGTCAATAGGTAGCGTTAAAAAAGAACTAAAGGCAGCAAATGCGGAATTAGTAAATGCGCAAAGTAATTTTGGGGATTACTCTAAAGAAGCTATTACCGCAGCTAAAAGAGTTGCCGAATTAAAAGATAGGATTAGTGAAGCAAGGGAAACGGCTGACTTGTTTGACCCAGGAAAAAAGTTCCAAGCATTTGCAGGGGCAATTAATGCAGTAGCAGGTGGCTTTACTGCCGTTCAAGGTGCGCTTGGTGTAGTAGGTGCAGAAAGCGAGGAGCTACAAAAGTCCTTATTAAAAGTGCAATCCGCTTTAGCTTTATCACAAGGCTTATCTGCTATTACGGACTCAGCAAAGGACTTTCAGCGACTTGCAACAATCGTAAAGACAAATGTAGTAACTGCTTTTAGTACTTTAAGAGGTGCTTTAATCGCTACGGGAATTGGTGCTTTAGCAATCGGAGTAGCCCTTGTAGCTGCTAACTTTGATAAGGTTAAAAAAGCGGTTCTTAATTTTATACCAGGACTTGCACAAGTTGGAACTTTCTTTAGTAGTATTATTACAAAAGTTACGGACTTTGTAGGTGTTACATCACAAGCAGAACGTGCTTTAGCTTCTTTAGAGAAAACAACTAAGCGTGGCAACGAAGGTATTGAGGCAAGAATTAAAATACTTACTGCTCAAGGTGGAAAAGAAAAAGAGATATTTGAACTTAATAAAAAGCAAGGAGAAAACGAACTTAATGCCTTAAGACAAAGATTAGCTACTACAGGAAAGCTAACAGAAGAGGAGCAAAAAAGATTTAGAGATTTAGGAGTTGAAAGACAAGTATTAGATGCACAAGAACAAAAGAGAAAAGCAGATAATGCAAAACAAGCTGCCGATACTGCTAAAGGCATATCTGATAAATTAGCTGAAGAGGAAGCTGAAAAATATGCAAAGAGAATAGAAGATGAGAAAAAATTAACAGAAGATTTATTAGAAGAATATTATAAAAGACAAAAAGAATTAATTTCTGTTAGAACATTAAGTCAAAAAGAAATTAATAAATTAGACGAAGAAGAAAGATTAAAAAAACAAGAAGAAGATAATAAAAAGTTTGATGAACAAATAGAAACTTTAGGTAAAACTAAAAACTACACTTTACAATTAATACAAAATAATCAAGAATTTAATGCTAAGTTAAAAGCTGATAATGATGCAGCAAGGGCTGCTGAGTTACAAGCAAGATTATCTTTTGCAGCTTCAGTAGCAATGGCTATCGGTGAACTTAATGGACTATTTGAACAAGGAACGGCAGCAAGTAAGATAGCAGGTCTTGCACAAATTGCTATTAATACTGGAGTAGGTTTCGCCCAAGGTTTAAGTATTGCTCAACAATCTGCTAAAGCAACAGGACCAGCAGCAGCATTTGCCTTCCCTATATTTTATGCAACACAAGTAGCAGCCGTATTGGCAGCAGCAAGTAAAGCTAAAAGCATATTATCACAAGTTAAGGGCGGTGGCGCAGGTGTCAGCGTAAATGCTCCGAGTATTCAACAACAAGCACCAATAGCACCTGCACAACCACAAGCAGCTACTACAAACCTAAGTAGCCAAACTATTAACGCAATAGGCAACCAAGCCGTAAGGGCTTACGTTGTTGAGAACGATGTAACAAGTAACCAACAAAGGATTGCAGCTATTCAGCAAAGAGCAAGGTTTGGTTAAATGATAACAATTTAAAACCATTAATATTTAGAAATATGGATTTACCTGTTTATTTATTAGACATTAGCGAGGATATGAACGACGATGCCGAAGTGGACTATGTGGCACTCGTAGACAAACCTGCTATTCAAAAGAATTGGAATGCCTTTAAAAACCAACAACGCTTTGAAGTGGTTAGCGAAGATAAGCGTATTATTTCTGGACCTCTTATGCTTGCTGATGTACCTATTTTTCGCAGTGATGCTACTTACGGCGATTATTATGTGGTCTTTAGTAAAGATACTATTTTTAAGATTGCGCAAAAGTTTTTCAAAAGAGGTTACCAATCAAACGTAAACTTAATGCACTCCCCTAATGCTCAGGTAGATGGTGTTACTATGTTTGAGAGCTTTATTACAGATGAAAGCCGTGGCATACTCCCAATGAAAGGCTTTGAAGATGCACCTGATGGGTCTTGGTTTGGTTCTTTTAAGGTAGAAAACGAAGGCGTATGGAACGATGTTAAGGAGGGCAAATTTAAAGGCTTTAGCGTAGAGGGGTTATTTACCTACAAGACAAAGCCAAGCAAAGAACAAGAACTTATGAATGCAATAAAGGAAATATTGCAACGGGTTAAATGATAAACAAAATCTTTTATTAATATTTAAACAAAAAGAATGATGAACGCAAAAGATGCAATTATGCAAATTAGGGCTTTATTCGAAGATATGCCACAAGTAGAAACACCTACTGAAGCACCAATCGAAGAAGTACCTGTTACATTTGCTGAGTATAGCCTTTTAGATGGTACAAAGGTTATGATTAGCGAACTTGCTATCGGTGGAGAAGTTACATTAGCAGATGGAACACCTGCTCCTGTTGGCGAACACCAATTAGCAGACGGAACTAAAATCGTATTAGACGAAGCTGCAAAAATTTTATCAATCGAAACTCCAGAAGCTGAAGCAAAAGAAGCTGAAGAAGTACCTGCTGAAATGGGTAACAAGATTGACGAAAAAATGGCTGACGAAATCGCTGCTTTAGTGTCTGAAAATGAAAATCTTAAAACACAAGTAGCACAATTAGAGGCAAAAGTTAAGAATGGCTTTAGTCAAGTAGCTGAATTAATAGAAGCACTTACTAAGACACCTAACGCTGAACCTATTGCGCAACCGAAACAAACATTCGGTTCTAACGTAACTACAAAAGATATGAAGTACGATAGAATTGAAAAATATAGAAACGCTTTATTAAACAAATAAAAATAAAATAAAATGGGATTTGATGTATCTGCATTAGCAAACTATACAAAAGAAAACGAAGCTCTACTTGTAACTTCATCTGTATTGGGTGCAAAAACTGCTGCTCTTATTAAGAGTGCAGGTAACGTTATGGTTGGCGTAAAAAGTTCTGAGAAAATCAACATCATGGAAACTGATGCTATTTTCCAAGCTGGTGGTACTTGTGGCTTCAATGCTTCTGGTTCTACAACTTTTACTCAAAGAACTGTAACTCCGGGTAAGATTAAGGTAAACGAAGCTTTATGTCCTAAAGACTTAGAGGCTAAGTATTTACAAAAAGCTCTACCTACCGGTTCTATTTATGATAGTATTCCTTTCGAGCAAGAATTTTCTGATAAGAAAGCTAAGACTATTGCTGCACAATTAGAAACTGCTTTATGGCAAGGTGACACTTCAAGTGTGAACGTAAACTTAAACAAGTTCGATGGTCTTGTTAAGTTAATCGGTGCTGCTTCAGGTGTTGTTGCTGCAAACGCTTCTACATTTATTTCAGGTGCGCCTTTATCTTCTATTACTTCTGCTAACGTAATCTCTATCTTTGATGGCGTTTATCGTGCTATTCCTGCAAAAGTTGTAGCTGCTGATGATATGACTATTTTTGTAGGTCAAGATTTATTCCGTACTTACACTATTGCTCTTAAAAATTCTGGTAGTTTCAATTACCAAATCGATGTAAAAGCTGATAGCGAATTCGTACTACCGGGAACTACAATCAAAGTTGTAGCAGTTGCAGGTCTTAATGGAACTAACAAAATTTACGCTTTACGTTTAAGCAATTTATTCCTTGGTACAGATTTATTGAATGAAGAAGAAAAGTTCGAAATTTTCTATGCAAAGGAAGCGGACCAAGTAAGGTTCGTAAGTGAATTCAAATTGGGTGTAAATATTGCATTCCCTGATGAAGTTACAGCTTTCGTACTAGCATAATTTATAGGGTAGGTTGAAATACACCTACCCATTTTTTCAAATTAATTAATTCAAACAATATGCCTTGCGCTTTAACCCAAAATTACTCCCTTGATTGCAAAGATTCATTGGGCGGAATTACTGAGGTTTATTTCATAGCAGAAAACGATGTTACCTCAACTACCGAAGCAAGTGGTGTTATTACTGCACTTGTTAAGGCAGCAGGTAAGAAGTTCTTTAAGTACGAACTTGTAAAAGGCACTTCTCAATTAGTTGAGAATGTTAATGCAAACGTACAAAACGGAACTATCTTTTATGCTCCGGAATTAACCATAGTATTAAATAAATTACAAGCGAACACAAGAAACGAAATCTTGTTGTTGGCTCAAAACACTTTAGTAGCAGTTGCCAAAGATAACAATGGCAAATATTGGTACTTAGGAAAAACAAGAGGCTTAGACCTTACAGGCGGTAGCGCAGGTACAGGAACGGCTGACGGAGACAGAAGCGGTTATACTCTTACCTTTACAGGTGCAGAGCCAGCCCTTGCTCCAGAAGTGAACTCAACTGTGGCAGGTCAATTAACCACCGCAGGTTCTTAGGTTGTTTTGGTTTTGTATATAGATGCCCCTGCCTTTAATTAGGTGGGGGTTTTTTATTTTGCAAACAATCGTTATAGTTTATATTTATAGTTGTGATAAGATTAATTAAGGGTCAAACCCAAAACATAATACTTACCTTGACTGAGAAGCAGCTTTTAACAAGCCCGAACTATCTATTTATTTTTGAGAATAGAAGTACAAATACTGAGATTAAATTTGTAAGGCTAAATAATACTGACATAAGCGCATATAAGGAAAGGTACAACGAGTTCACTATTGTAGTTAATAGCTATTTTAATACGGCTTTAAATGGTCAATACACCTACACAATATACGAACAGGCTAGTACATCAAACCTAAACCCGACAGGCTTAAACCTGCTAGAAAGCGGCATTATGGACCTATCTGGCACTACTATATCATTCACAGAATACGAAACAACAAGCACATTCACAATTAGACAATAATGGAAATACAAGTATTGACATTTGCGGAAGCAAAGCAACCGGAATATAAAGAGAAAAAAGGCGAAGGGTATATGCAGTATGGTC